TATTTTACAAAGATTGCCTTGGAGTTTTAAGGAATATGATGATTCTTTCGTGATTTATTCGAAACAATTATCGGGATATTTAAAACAATTCGGATTGGCTTACGAAAAATATCTACCGAAATGGTTTAAGCAATTATCTTCTTCACTTTTAAAAGATTTTCTTGATTGTTATTGGGAAGGAGACGGTCATAGACATATCGCAACAACTTCCTCAAAGAAATTAGCAGATGATTTAACGGAAGTTCTTTTGAAAGCTGGATTATCTGGAAATTGTTCCATATATGCTAACAAAGGAAAAAAAGGTGGCAAAATTCAAAGTCGTCGCATTATTCACAAACATACATTATATGGTGTTCACAAGATTACTTATAAAAATACACCGAGAGTTCTTCATCATAAAAGTTTCGGAAGTCGAAACGAGTGGATTGAATACGATGGGTATGTTTATTGCGTGACTGTTCCGAATCATATAATTTATGTAAGGAGAAACGGAAAACCTTGTTGGAGCGGCAATTCGTTGGCTCTTGCTCGGTATGCGAGTGAGGAGAAGAGTCATTCGTTGGGAATTGGAAATCTTAATCTTTAAATGAAAGATAAACATTTATATAAGTGATTGAAATGGCGAAGAGAAGTCTTAAGGATAGAATATTAAGTTTTCTGCGAATCCGCAAAGCGAGAAGAGGAGTTGTTCCAGCTCTTGTTCTTTCAACTGGTGCCAGAGTTCGTAAGCCTCGTTATGATTTTGTTAGTTTATGGGAGAATTGGAAGCATAGTTGGATTCTCGAAGCGATTGACCGTGCCTTAACTCAAGAAATTATGAAGGGCGGATGGCAGAATGTTCCAAAATTCAAAGTGAAATGTGAAGATTGCGGAAGAGAATATCAAGAAACAGTTGAACAATGCACTTGCGGAAGCAAACGACTTCGGAAACCAGACGAGAAACAACTTCAAGTTGCAAATCGCCTCATCACAAAACCCAATTCACAAACCACATTTAGAGAGTTTCTGCGGAGTCTTATTGATTATGAATTGGCATTGGGAAATGAGTTTATTAGTATTGGGACTCGTTCACTGGTTTTGAATGGGGAGAAACAGCGAACTGAAATTAAAGAAAATGCGGAGCTTTATGTTGAGGATGCACGCTTTATTCATCCGGTTGCGGATGTTTATGGGAGACTTGGCGATCCTCGAAAGTATTTCTGTCCTCGTTGTTGGGACGAAAATGTTGAAAGATTAGCTCAAAAATTTGGTGCAGAAAACTTTCCCTATGAAATGCTTGACCAATGGATAGATATAACAACTCTTCCTGAAGAGCAAAGGAAGAATCCGAGATGTCCCAAGTGTGGAGGCAAGCTTGTTCAGACTGCTTATGTGATGGAGGTTAATGGGAAGGTTCATGCCCGCTGGGGCAAGGATGAGATGATTCATGCGAGTATGGATAGGGTTCTTCCGGAGCTTTATGGAACGAGTAAGCTTGTTGTTTTATGGAAGGTTATTGAGACAATTAAGAATATGGATGATTATAACTGGGAAGTCTATGGACAGGGGCATGTTGGAAAGATTATTCAGCTTCCAGGCTATGATGAGATTGAGATTGCGGAGATTGTTAAGAGGATTCAACAGGAGCTTCAGGGAATTGGTAAAAGGGATATTCAGACTGGGGAAGCAAAAACTGAGAAGAAGATTCGTGTAGTGATGCTTGGCGGAAAACGGGGAGCTGAGCCTGCAAGGGAAATTCCGTTTATGCCTGATTTGGATGCGATGCAGAGCAAAGAGTTTTACGACCTCTATGTATCAGCTGCTTGTATGGTTTATGGGGTTCAACCTGTCTTTGCTGGGACAGTTGAGAAAGGAAAGACGGGAACTACTCCAATTCTTCAGATTAGAGTTCAAGACCGAACTACGAAGATGTATCAGCAACATTGGGAAGACTTGTTCAATTATAAGATTTATCCCAAGTTCGGCATTACAGACTGGATGTTCAAATTTGGCAAAATAGAAGAAAGAGACGAACTGCGAGAAGCACAAGTTATGCATACGAAAGCGGCAACCGCTTTGACTTTGGCAAGGGCTGGTTTCACTGTTCGGTTTGATGAGAATGGCGAGTTGGAGGTTAGTGGAGAAGCGAAGATTCCAGAGGGCGTAAGAGTGAGGGTTCAAGAGCCGAGAAGGGAAGAGGAAGGAGCACCGACTGGAGTGGCGAGTGTCCGCCCTGAAGCGGAGACTCGTGAAAGCGAAAGGACTGGTGAGTTGGTGATGAGGAGTGAGCGTTCCGAAGACTTTGGTTTATCCTAAAGTGATTCCTTATCCGAGGAGAAAGAGGACTTCTGATGGGAGATGCCATTGTGTCAGTCCGAAATGGGTTACAGTTGAGGTTATGGGTATTCCATATTTGATATGTGCGAAGTGTGGTAAGGGATTGCCGAAACCGATTGCGGAGGGAACGATGACTCATAAGGAGATGCATAAAGCTCAGAAACCGAAAAAGAAATTCCGAAGTTGGCAGGAGGAGCTTCATTATATAATGGAAGAATTGTGGGAGCGAAAATATGGAAGCAAATCAAATCCGAAAAGATAGCAATGCTCTCTACCTTGTTCCCCCCCATGGTCGTCTTATTTGGGAAGGCGAGAAGATTCTTATTTTGAAGAAGCGAAAATTTGAAAACATGCTGAATAAAGAATTGTTTCTTGCGAGTGAGGATAAGATTTGGGGGAAGATAATTTTAACTTCCGTTTTTCCTTTAACTCGTGAACAAGTCGAAGCGACAGAGTTTGCTCACCGTGTAAGCCGAGAGGAACGTGAAAAATGGTGGAATGATCCGCCTCTTCTTTATGCTTACACCTTCACATTTAAGAAATACGAGAAACCCCAACCGAAAAAACTTCCCGTTGGCATCCAAACTTTTTTTGTGTTAAAAAGGGAAAAGGAAATTGTGATTGAGTTTCTCGGAACTGGGGCTGAATCAAAATGGAAAGAAGAAATAACCGTTGATGGGAAACCTCGAAAATACACAAGCACATTAATAAACGATTCTATTCTAATTAACATTACTCCTGACCATGAAAAATGGTTTAAACAGCATGAAAACCAACTTAAGGGAATCTTGTTTTCTCATGCTCATAAAGATGCTTTAGCCAGTTGGTTTAAACAATACAGAACGAAAGTTCCCATTTATGTAACCGAAGAATTGACCGAAGCTGAAAATTTCCATCTTTCATCGAAATACAAAATAGTTCCCGAGAGGAGAGCTTTCGAAATTGATGGTGTAAAATTTGTTTATCATCCAGTGAAACATGCTAAGAACACTCCGACTTACGCAATCGAAATTGATGATCAGATTATCCATTCCGAAGATGTTTTAGATTTTCCCAACCCCGAAATATTGAGAAATAAAAAGTTATGGATTGCTGACGGTTCAAGTTTGAAACGTAGAATAGAACGTGACGGCATGGGGCACATGAGCATGTTCGAAGCTATTGAGCTGGCTTCCAAGTATAACGTTAACAGAGTTATTTTTACTCAAATTGGTCATTCGAGAGGTCTTTCACATGAGGAATTACATGAGGAACTACATAAATTTGCGAATAAGTATTATCCTAATGTTCGACATATTTCCATAGCAAAAGAAGGACTACGCTACCATCTAAAATCAGACGTCATTACCAAGCGTGCCTTCATTAGCACATTAAATAAGCCGGGTTGGAGAATTTTTGAACCTGAAGAAATTTTTGATATTAAGCAGATTAGTTTTCCTGTTGCTGTTAAAGAGAAAATTGATGGTATGCGGTTGCAAGTTCACGTTAAAGATGGGGAACTTCAGCATTTGTTTAGTGATGAAGGACATGATGTTAAAGATCAGTTTAAATGTATGGCTGATGATTTTCGTAAATATCCTGATGGTGTCTATGATGCTGAAGGTATAATGCTTACAAGTGAAGGTAAACCTATGCATCGCACTGCTTTCATTGGATATGCAAAAAGTAAAGCTTTCGATGCTGATAAGTGTAAGCGTTCTCGAATACGAATTTTCGATGTCTTATTCTATAAAGACAAGGATGTTCGGGATTTAACCCATGAGGAACGTTTAAAAATAGTTCATAGCTTGCCGAGGCTTACATTTGTTAAACCAGAAATCGTTGGCAAGCTTGGGCAGAAAGACGTTCAAGGCTTTATTGTTAATAATAGAAAGGAATATTTAGAAGCGGTAAAACGGGTTCGTGAAGCAGAAGGTTCAGAAGGTGCTATGATTATTCAATTGGATTCGAAATACCGCAAAGACACAAAACACAATCCACAGTGGGTAAAACTGAAAAATTTGAAGGAAGTTGATTGTCTTGTTGCGGAAGTGTTTAGAATTGAGGGAGTCAAAAATGTTTTTGGTTATCGGATTTGTGCTGGACCCTACCCGAAGGAATGTGGTGAAATCGTGAAGAAGCGAAGACCGAAAAAAGCTTATGAATATAAAGGTGAAGTTTACGCTGTTTTGGGCAAGACATTTAACACAAGGATTGGGGTTCCGAAGCATCGTGTATTGAGAATAAAATGCGATGAGATTTTAAGGGATAAGATTGAGGGAACCAACTGTTTTGTGTATAGTGCAGTGAAACCTTTAGTGATAGAGTATGTTAAGGAACGGAATGATGTTCCTGATTCGATTCATGTGTTGGATCGGCTTGCTGAACTTAGCTTACCCAGAGTAAAGAGGGATTTGTCTGTTGAGAAGTTTGTGAGGCGGAGAGGTGATTCGTGGTGTGTTCTGGATGGTGAGGGTAAACCGATAAAGTGTTATTCGATTCGGGAGTTTGGAGAGGAAGGGGCGAAGGAAAAGGCGAATCATCTTCACAGAGCTATCATGGCAAGCAAAGCGAGAAGAGGCAAAATCAAGAAAGTCGAGGAATTAACTCCAGAGTTGTATCGTGAATTAGCGAAGGAAGGCGAACCGCTACCAGAAAAATACTACAAGTTCCATCCAGACTGCAAACCTTGTCGATGGGTATTGCAGAAACATGAGCCTGGAAGAAAAGTTGAAGCTGGACCTGAAAAACCTTTGATTGAAGAAGAAGTTCGGAAAGACATTTTGGAATCCGAGTTGTTCCAGAATCTTGTTTCAAAAAGTTTAACGGAATATGCCATAAACGGGGATATTATATTAAAATTCCGAGACCATCTCGATTTGCGAGTTCAAATAGGAAAGAACAAAGCGGTTGGATGGGCTCTTCACCCTCCGCAAAATGTTCCTAGTGGGGTTGTCGGAGAATTCATTCGTAGATTGAAGAGTCATAAGCAAACACAGTCGGCAGCAAAGTTATTGATGGAAGGGAAGGCTTTGAATTGGCTTGATGTTGGAAAGAAGGGACGGGTTGAGATTCCCGCCGGGAAGCCGGGTGCGAGTCGTGTTAGAACAGCATATATTGAAGCTATTGATTGGGGAACTGTGAAGTTTGGCGTGATGCGGAAGGACTTGAAAGAATTTTTCTTTAAGTCGGAAAAAGGAATTTTGGAGGGGAGGTTCATAGCGAGAGTTTTGAAGGTTGGAGATAAACTGAATTGGTATTTATGGAAGCCCCGTTCACAGCTTCCTATGAATCCAGTCGAGCATAAAGATGAAGGTTATCCTTATGTGATTTTGAATGAGGATTTGACCGAGGACATTTTAGAAAAAGATTAGAGATTATAGATTACGAGATGGTTTTGTAAGAAGCGGTTTAGAATTTTCTTTACATACCATTTGCATTGTCTTGGATAGTTGCGAATGAAATTTCCAGATAATCGATGAATCTCTACATTGCAGAGTTGCCTTAATCGTCTATCTCTTTTTCTGTCTTTCTCTTTTCCTCTCCACCAATTATTTGTTGTATGCCAGATTTCTTCGTCGCATTCAAAGTCGATTCCATAAATGTTTTCTTTCGGGTTTGACCAGACGAGGAAATCTGCGGTTGCCTTTGATTCTGGGTGGATTTGTGCGTCGTGTTGCCAGTCGATTTCTTCAGTTAATCCCAAATCCTCAAGTATCTTTTTGAATAGTTTTTCGAGAGAGGAATAGTAGTTTACATCTTTGTCGTTATGCTTCCGAACCGCCCCAAGAACGAAAATTTTAAAGTTTTCGCTTGGTGTGCGTTTTCGGATTCCGTATTCGTCCATTTTCTTTGATACGTTTTTGATGCCTGTTTTTTGTTCAATTTGTTTTATCGAATAGTTCTTCTTCCAATATAGTTCTTCAATTAGTGCTTTTTCCTTCATATTTAAAGACAAATTTCCATAACCTCTCTTTAACTTTTTCAGATTTTTCTATTGCTTCATCCATATATTCCCAGCCATGTATGGCTAAATACCATTTGATATCTTTGACTAACTGTTCTAATTCTTTTTGTGAAATCCAAATCCATTTAGTGTTTGAGGACGATTTTTCATTCATCGCCAAACCACTTCTTAAACCATTCATTAAAATCCCATACTGGGTCCATATCATGAGATGGTTTAATCTTCGGAAATTCTGATTCCGCTTCTTCGATAATCCCTTCGATGTCCATGATAGCTTCTAAGATTTTATTTCGAACCAAAGCTCTAAAAGCTGATGGATAGTTTTCAACCCATTTTTCCCATATATTTTTGGTTTTTTCGATTCTTTTTTTGAATTCTCCTTTTAGCATTCCAGAATCACCTCTGCGAATTCTCCATCCAAAGTTTTCTGCATCAACCTTAACATTTCTTCATCTTCTTCATATCCACAGCAGTCGCATATCCATTTCTTTTTTTGAATGTCGAGGTGCATTCCGCCGAGTGTTTGGCAAGCTGGACAGTCCTTCCAGAATACGGTTCTGTCTTTTTTCATCCATCGCCATTTAGCCATTTTATTCATCCTCGAAAATTAACCCTATTTGTTCGTCTGTAAATTCGATGACAGGCGGATCATAGAATAGTGCTAAAAGCGAAAAGGATGTGAACTTGTATTTCTCTTTTAGAATCTTTTTTGCTTCTCGAAATTCTTTACTGCCGGCTTCTGAATTAATTAGTTTTAGACACCATTCTTTAACTTCTTTTTTTATTCTTGCCAATTCAATTTCACCTCTCTCTTTGCGTAAATGTTTACGTCTTTTCCTCTTTATAAGATTTTCGATTAAACACGAAAACATTTATATGAACAGCATCCAATTAGTATATACTAGAATAGTCATGTCTCAACAAATCCTTCAAGATTCAGAAGTTTGGCGAAGCTCAATTGTTCAGAATCTTCTCAATAAAGTTAATGTTCCAAGTTTAGTTATCAAGTTTGATATTGGTTTTCCTTTTGAGAAGGTTTCAGAAGAGAAACGAATCATAGCTGGATATGCAAGTATTGAACAGATTGACAAGCAAAACGAGATTATTCCGATTGAGGTTTTGAAAGACGCTTGGGAAAGATGCTATGAGGACGGCAAGATTCGGCTTCATCTTATGCATACGAATATTCCAGTCGGCGAGATAATCGATGAATATGAAGATTCTGAAGGCGTGGTGCATAAGACTGGAGTGGATGATACTGGACTTTATATTGTTTGTCAGATTTGGGATAATACGAATAAAGCGAATGAAGCTTGGGATTTAATAAAGAGAGGAGTTTTAAGAGGATTCAGCATTGGTGGAGAAGCTCTTTCAAAAAGCACGGTTTGTAATGGTTCATGTTTTAATCGGATTGACAAGATGGATCTGCATGAAATAAGTCTCGTGGATAATCCTGCGAATCCCGATGCTACTTTTAGAATTTTAAAGAGGGATGAGTTGCAGAAGCGGGTTGAATGGCTTGAAAAATTCAAGGATATGATAATCTTTAAAGACTTCATTAACCTTGTAGGAAGCACCGCCGAAAAGGGTGAGGGGCATGATGTTGATTGTCAAGTGCGACTGCCAAGTGATTTAACAGTTAAATGCCCACACTGTTTAAGACTCTTCAAAGTTGAGCATCCCTTGAAACGGCACATTCACACTCGTTTCTACAAGATGTTTCAAGACGATATTGAAAAAGGCAATCTTCACATCTTCACTGGAGATCCTGAAGGCCCACATGATGTTTATTATCCCTTGTATGATTTGGCTCTTGTAAGAAGCTATCCAGTGAAGAGGGTGGAGATGAATTTTGAAGAGGAAAGACGAGTTTTTAAGGGTTCACGGTTACCATGCGGAGCTGTTCAGAGCGAGGATGCTGTAATTGCAGACCGAGGAGGTTGGGATTCGGCTCTCGGTCAAAGCGAAAATGCGGAATCCCGAATCAAAGTAAAGGTGAAGCTACATGGGTAAGACAATAAAGAAAGAGGGAACGATAGAGATTACATTGCCAGACGAAGTAGAAAAGCAAACTGAACCTGCTACGCTTGACGAAATTAAAGCTCAGAATGCTCAGCTAATCGATTTGATGAAGCGGTTGGTTGAGTCTTTGGAGAAAGCGAAGGAGAAGGAGAAATATCCTGCTCCGAAAGAAGAGGAAAAATCCGAGGAAACCGAGAAGGCGAAGAAACCAGAGAAGTATCCCTACAAAGAAGAGAAAGCCAAGAAACCTGAAAAGTATCCTTATAAAGAGGAGAAATCGGATGAGGCTGAAATCGACTGGGATGCTGTTGACTTGGACGCTTTTGAAACGGAGAAGGGCAAGCTTCCGAAAGGACTTCGAGAATGGATAGAGGCTCATCGGAAGAAGAAAGAAGAATCTTCGGAAGATGAAACTGAAAAGGCTGGGAAACCTCGCAGAATGGGGAAGCCTAAAACTGAAGAGGAAAGAAGAAGAACGCATCAAGCTCGTTATGGAACTTCAGAGCTTCCTCCAAGAGGAACTGGTTTAAGCGAGTCTCAGAAGCCTGAAAAATATCCATATAAGGAGGAGAAATCGGAGGAGCTTGTCCAGACCTTCGACGACATGATTCAGAGAGCCATAGACCAA